TGGCTTAAGAGTTCTATTAAATCTATATTTAATAGCTTTCTTATTTAAATGAATTAACTCATGTTTTGGTAAGTAAGTTATATTTACTGTTTTATCCATTTCTGCACATCTCCAAACACTCAGTCAAAGTATATTTGTTTTCAGGAAATGATAAATCTCTTTCAATTCCTAAACCCGTAATAGAATTTTTTATTTCTTCTAATTCCCAAAGAGGAAAACTTCCCATTTCAGGAAAGCCCAGATCAGCAACACCGAAGCCAATCTTTTCCTCAGGATCATACTCAGATACATACCAAGTTCCCAACCCATACGGATTAAATAATTTAATAACTGCTTTATTCTTCATATCCTTATCAGGATTTGCATTTTGCAGTTTATAGTTTTTAACAAGTTGTTCTTCTTGTTTCTTTGTCATTAATTTCATGGTCAATATCTCCATTTCAATTATGAAAATATCCTAATTAATCCCACAGGGCAATATTTAAATTGCTCTGTAGGACTCTTAAAACGGAAAAAATTTATTTAGTTCTTTAACTCTTCCTCATTACTGACCTCTTTATTACATTTTTTGCATAAAGTTCCTTCAGTATAGTCATCTATTTCTTTGCCTGTAGTATCACTTAAAAATTCGTCACCACATTCAATACAAGTCCAACCATCTGGCAAGTCATATTCTACCATGTTATTTTACCCTCCGTATTGCCTGATAAAATGTTTTCATCATCCTCTTTTAATTTTTCAATGTATTCATAAACCTTTTCAGCCAACTCTTCACTTAGTTTTATTTCATAAGTCGATTCATTTGGTCTTTCTACGAATACACCCCATTCTAATATTTTCATTGTGTTTTACACCCCCTCTTTACATTTACTTATCGGAAAAACGGCTATCTTTTAATTTTGATACTTTTTTAAAAAATGTAATTAAATTATCGACTACATATTTTGCTCTATTATTGAATTCATATTTAGTATTACTAATAAAAAAATGTATTGGCTTCTGTAAAGTATGCTCTTTATTAACAATATCTAAAATTAATCTTAATAACTGAACAAGTTTTTTATATTTAAATTTATTTTTACACCTGATATCCAAATATTCAATATGCTCTAAATCACTATAATTATATTTATTCTTATAAAAAATTACTCTTTTGGATATAACTGTAAAACTTTCAGATAAAAGATCATCTCTTTCAGTCCATTTATAAGCAACCCCATTGATTGCTTTTTCTTTATCTGCTTTATAGCCAGATAACTCTTTTAAATCTTTTTTCTCCCAAACTTGTGAAGCAAGTTCAGGCTCTTGGTCGATATTTTCTTGTTCTTCAATCTGATCATCTTCCTCATCTTCATCCTCATAATCATCATCATCTTTCTGTTCTTCATCATCTTCTTCCTCATCCTCTCCTTCTTGATCTCCCTCAGGCTCTTCTTCCTCATCATCTTCAGCTAGAATTTTATCTCCGTCCAACTCATCATTGTCATCAAGATATTCTCTCCACTTCTCGTTTTCATCCTCAGGTATAGCTTTTCTATCTATTTTTTTAACTTTACCTTTTTCATCTTTGTAAGGATCAGGGGTGTTTTCTTCTTCAATAGGTTTTTCTAATTTACTAACCAAAAGATGTACTGCGTCAGTTAATGTAGTAATTTCATTTTCAAGATGAGCAATTCTTTTTGAGCCTTCAATTTTAATTTGCATATCCTGAATTTTTTGATGTAAATCTCTAGCTAATACCATTTAAATCACCTCGTATCTTTTTTATACAATCAAAACAAAATACATTGTCATCAATATGAAAATTGTTTTTATTTTGATATTGTTCTATTTTTTTATCACTGCATTCAAAATCATCTGTATGACAATACATAGCTTGTTCTTGTCTTTCATTATTATGCCCACCAAGATCAAAATAATCTTCGCATTTAGTACACTCTCTAAATGAAAATGGCTCATCTGTTAATTCATCTTGTGCCGTTTTAGATAGTGAATTAAAAAATTCTCTATTGATCATTTATTTCTCCCCATGATCTCATAGTATTTTTGTTTTTCTACCTTTTGATCAAAATAAGTAGGAATAGAATAAACATGACCATTCTCATCTTCTTTAAATATCATCTCTCCAACAACATATTTAATTGGCTGATGTATCCAATATTCCTTATGTTCGTGCATTGGTATTCTAGCTATTGTTTTCATTATTTATTTCTCCTTATCATCAAATATTTTAACTCCTAAGAATATAATAAATATTAGGATAATGTTCAATACAATATATAAAATCATTTTCTCCCCCTAAAAAACATAGTCTTTAACCCTGACTTCTTTCCATTTTTTATCATCTTCTAATTTGTATTTACATTTATCAGGATAACTTCCCCATTGACTGCCAAAACTATCAATAGCTTTTCTAACAAAATAATCACTATGATAGTAATTATCATAATCATGCTCGGTGATTAAAGTATGCAAACCACCAGAGCATTCAATAAATATCCTGTATATGTTCTCACTCATGAAATAATTTCACAATTTACATTTCTGTTAATTTCAAGGATTTCTTTTTCATAAATGACATCAAGAGATTGTCTTTCTAATTCTCTCCAAAGTTCACCTTTAATGGTATCTGATAATGTACTTACCATATTAGCAATTCTTTTTGTTTCTTTATTAAAAAGATTTTTTTCATGAAAATCATCACAATCCCCTGTGATCTCAAAAAACTTTATAAGAAAATTAAAATAAGTTTCCCTATCCTTTTTTGATACATCACAAGTTTGTACTAAATGCTCGTAGCTATATTCATTTTCCATATTTAATTTCTCCATTCTATTCTGGGATATTATAGGAATTATAGTATTGATAAAGTGTTTTTTTCGTATCAAATACTGCCCAAGGTTTTTTAAAGGTTAAGGTAATCTCATCAGGCTTATCAATTGGATGTTGGCTACAATCATACCAAGTATCAAACTTTTCAATAAAATCCTGAATTGGCTCATCATGTATATACTCATATACCTTTTCTTTTTCTGGGTGCCAAAACCTTGTGTAGCTTGATTTTACTTGTATAACATCCCCTCTCATCAAGGGGACACCATTTTTTTTCCATATTGAAGTTGCTGAGGGATGAGTTCCTAAAAACTTTTCTACAAAAGCTAAAGCAATAGGACAACAAGCACTACTACTTTCACCCATGTCATAATGCACTTCTCTAATATTTAAATTAAACATTAGCTAACCTATCTGAATGAAATGATTTTAATTGTGTCATCATAGTCATAATATTTTGACCAACACTTGTTCCCATTTCAGTTTTTAAAATACTTGGATTAAAATCTTCCCAAACTTTTTTAACATCATCAGTGGTCTTACAAGTTTTTAAATACTCTCTCATAATTGTTTGTACTTCATAATACTTTTTGCAATATTTTCTTAAAGCTTGATACATAATATTTTTCTGAGTTTGAAATTCACATAAAGTATCATTTTCCTTTTTAGTTCTAATTTTAAATCTAAGCTTATCATTTTTTGCGTCAGGTATCTCCAGAGCAAAAGGATTTTCATTGATGTCATAATTATAACTATCTCTTTCAGGAAACTTCGTGCCATGCATAGCATATCTGTGCACCTCATGGTGTTTTTTGTAATAAGTTCTATTTTTGTCAAACATTCCTGTATCTTCCCATTGGCAAATATAAAAAGGATTATGATTATCTTTCATAAATTCATCAAAGTATAGACAGGCTATATGTATCGCTTCTAATTCAAAACTAATCGGATGATTTTTCCAATTATGATAATAAGGCTTTTTAACTTTAGTCGTATGTTTAACGCCATCCACATAAGTATCTTCATCTTGCTCTATGTCGAAAGTTGTTTCTGCATTAAAGCGATGTCTTGTAGTTGTCAGTCCAAACTTTCGCAGCGTTGCTAAATCCTGATCACCAAAAAGTTCATAACACATTTTTTTGACAATCTCATGAGAAGCTAAGCGTAAAGATTTAAAAGTTTCTACTTCTTCATATAACTTTTTTCTCTCATCAGTTATTGTTTGTAAATAGATACGACCATGTTCATCAAGTATCTGTGCTCTTAAAATTTGATTAAGTTTCATATTTTTCTCCATAAATATTAATTAGGATATTATAGGAGTATTTTTTTCTAAATGTCAAATAAAAAAGCCCTCCAATATTTAGGAGGGCTCGTTAAAGTGGGAATTAATTACTCTATATATTATTATGTAATCTTTTCAACAAACTTCGCTATTTTTTCTAGCAACCATCTTAAAATCATTATATTACAACCTCTTCTATTCTAAATTCCTCTATCTTAGTTTTCTTTGGTAAAATTTGTCCTTTTATTTTTCCTGTTGTTTGAATTTCATTCATTCTCTCCCCATTTTTTTCTACTTTTATTATGGCAGAAATTTCACTATCTGCCATTACTTCATACATTTTGGAATAGGCTTCATAAACATAAACTTTATACTTAGTTTTTTTCATCCCAGATATCCCTTATTAAATCAACTAACTGTAGTTTAATATCCTCGTATCTTTTCATAATCAAATTATCTGTTTGATCAATTTCAGCGTCAGGATAAAAATGAGTAATTAAATTTTGTAATTGTTCATCTAAATCATCTTCATCAACTGAAATCTCATGTCCGTCAATCATCTTTTCCTATGTCCTTACGTTCTATTTCTTTTATCTCATTGACATCATATCTTGCTGTATCTAAATCTCTTACAACAATAGATCCTTCTGGGTTTTCTTTTGTTTTTGCTAAAGCTTCATCAAAATCTTTAGCTTCAATTATATGTTCTTGCTTTAATACTTTGTGCATAATTACTCTAAATGTTTTCATTTTTTCTCCTTTGTTAAAGGGGAAATGTCAATCCTAATCGGACTCGTTATCATTTCCCCGAGAGCAAATGAGTGTACAAGACTAACAAGTGCGACCCAGTACACCCACAGTCGCCAGTGTTTATATGCTCTGTAAAGTGCTAGACCTGTTAATGATCACTAAAACAAGCCTAGCACAAGATAGTTTTGGGATTAAACAATCTGTATCTTGAGACAATGTCATCCCCTTGGCACTAAATAAGCCGTTAGCATTAGCCCTTACAACCTAGCCTACTAGTATATATTTATCGTGTAGCTTCTGCTTATGGAGTAAAAAGACTTTCAAACAAGCAAATTTGCTAGTAGTTAAAAGCGAGGAGAAATTAACATTTGATAATCTACTCATTGTGAAAGTATCGTGTTCTCTCCTTTCTAACTCCATATAAAAATTAGTATTATAAGTTTATGGGATTGTCAAATAGAAAAATTAATTTTCTTCCGAATTATTTTCAATCTCTTTCCATTCAGCGTCTTGTATTAATTGATTTTCTTCTTTATATTTTTCTAACTTTTCTTTTAATTCTTTTCTAGACATATTATCAAGACTAGCCGTTACGACTTCTTTACGATCTACATAAAAACCACCAAGTAAACCTCTTCGGTACTCGGCATTAATTGCTGCACTATACTGATCTTTTTCTATAGCTAAATCTCTAAGTCTTGCCATTTCTCTTGCGTGTTTCATAAAATCTATTTTTGCTGATTGGGCATAATCTTTTGTAAGAGTATCAATATATTCTACAACCTTAGGGAACATTTTTGGATTTTGTAAATTACAAGCAATCTGGGTTGCACTTTTTTCAGAATATCCTGCCTGACGGGCACATTCAGTAGGAGTAGCCCTACCATTCTCTTTAACTAAGATTTGAGCAAAGGACCTTTGCCTTCTAGTCAATCCGTCTTGTTCTATTATATCACCGTGATTTTTAGCCATTACATTCACATTCTTCTTCTATATCTAAACCACATAAAGGGCAAAAGTCAATAATTTCAAGCATTTCTATTTATCCTAAAGTAATGAAGTAATGATAAAGTATTGTAAAGGTAATGGCTGAAAGTATTGAAATATATATATAATATATATAACATTACCTGATTACGTGAAAAAAATGAAATGAAAATATTTTTTATATAATAATTGTTATAAAAATAACTATATATTGTTTTTCTTTTTAAATTCATTGATCTCTCTTCTTAATTTTTTGGCTTCTTGATCCATGCCACGAGATTCAAAATACTCCAACATTGCTTCAGCATCCTTGACTTTCTTGTTTAATTCAAAGGATCGCTCTAATTCTTCCATAAAACTTCCTTGTTCACCTACTGTGTACTTAATTTCTGGAGTTTTTCCCTCTTCTTCTTTTACTTCTACTTCAATTTCAGTAGTTTTTTTATCTTCTTTAGGCAAGGTTTTATCAACTTCTTTCGCTAGATCAAATAATTCACCTAAAATATCATAAGGCAGCCCGGTCAAAGGCTCTCTAGGATCTTCAGGTGGCTCTGAAGGAGTTTCGGGCTCTTGATCCTTGTTCCCTGACACTTTCTTTTTATTCTTATCCTTCTCTAACGCCATGAGCGTTTCTTGGCTCGTGATCTCAGCATTAGCCACGCTTGGAACATCGAACAAAAAGCGTAAAAAAGGGGGAAGGGGTAAAAATCTTTTCTCAGCCATAACTATACCTTAAACACCTCCAGAAAACCCGTTTTAAGAGCCCTGAGGAGCATGATTATCTACCCTTGAAGGCTTTACCGTATCCTCTGGAAGCTAATCTACCAGCTACCTTCGGTTTTTTCGCTAAAATCTTGTTTCCTTTTGATGTTTTTGTAGCCATACCACCTTTTTTACCTGTGGCAGGAGCTTCGTTTCCTTCTCTTTTCCGCTTTAATAAATCTTCTAAAATTTTACGAAACTTTTCTCTCTCCTCAGGAGACATATCTTCTTTATCTTTACCAATTATATTCTCGGCCTGATCAATCATTTCATTGTCATATCTTAATCCAAAACCAAAATCAAAAATATCGTCTAGCAATCCTGCTGTTTTTTTATTTTTAGCCATTATTTTTTACCCTTCATAGCACGACCATAGCCTCTTTTAGCTAATCTTCCTGCAACTTTAGATTTTTTAACAAGACCACCTTTTTTAGCATATAAATATTCTGCGCCTGTAACAGGATCTTTTTTAGGTTTTGGATCTTTTCTTTTATTACCTTTTTCTTTGTATCTATTAAGTAAAATATCTAATTCTCTTTCAGATAAACTTCCTACAAGTTCATCTTTATCCTTCAGCATACCTTTAATTTTATTTTTTAACCCTTCTCCCAAAGTCACAGGTCCCTCTGTATTCATTAAGCCGTCTAAGAAACTTTGCACAAATCCTTTTTTTGTTTGCTTATCATCTGCCATTATTTTTTCCTTACTGTTTGCTTTGCTCTTGCAAAAGCTTTTGCGGTAGGAGCACCTTTAGCACCCTTTTTACGCATCTTTTCACCACGTTTTCTTTTAGCATGAATGTTAGCATAAAGACCAGGGCGAGACATTATTTTTTACCTTTTTTCTTGGATTTCTTCTTACGAAGCATTTTGAAATCTGCACCTGTGATCTTGCCGTCTTTGTTCACGTCAAGTTTTTTTTGACCACCTACGAGTCCACCCATTTTCATACATACACCAAAATCGTTTCGCATGACATATTTGTATCATTAATGCAAGGTTTTTTCTATCTTTTTTTCC